ATCTATGGAAGGAATAATCCCGCCATCGCCTACGATCCAATCAGGGAAAGTCTTATGCTCGGTCATTAACCAGAATGCGTGCTCTGGAGTAAATCCTGCTTTACGAGCTGCTTTATAACATTCATGCAATGCTGTGTAATGCTGATCTATCTTTGTTAATGGTTCAGGAGATTGGCGAACGACACGACGATTGATCTTTTTGCGTTTGATAGGTTTTCGAGTGTTCGCCATAAATAAAATTATCGCTTAGAGATTAAAACAAATAGATCATCGACACGCTGTTCTAATCGTGTAATTTGGTCTTTGATTGAACTTCCAGAATTGGGCTTCAATTCTTGTAAGTAGGATTTAATAACCCAGCGCAGACCCAGCAACAAACTTGTTGATATGGCGGATACGCCAACGGCGATACCAACCCATTCGTTTGCTGTCATTTCGCATTGATTCCATAATCAGCTTCTATGCCGGACTTTGGGTCTAATGCTTTTGCAATAGGTGCAACTAACGCACCAGCCAAGATTGCAAACTCTGGTCGGATGTCAGCAACAATTGCCAACAGCACAGTTATACCGGAAGCAGCCACAGCTCTTAAATATGACTTAATTGCAGCCTTGTGTTTGTTAGATAGTTTCATGCGTTGCCTCCTAGTAGTGGGATGTTAAAAAACTCTGAATTATTATCTTGATCTTTTTTGAAGCTGATATGAATATGATGCAAGTGTGGATTGCCTTTATACGATCTCCAACGCCATCCGAATAATGGTGATGCAATACGGCTTTGATGTATTACATAACTGATGCGACCATTGGATTTCCCAAATGATCGAATTTGATCTGCCAAATATGCTGAAAGCCCTTTGTCGTCAGAAAGCCGAGCGTCAATATCAATTGCTCGCACGCATCCTGTTGCATCTGGATTGTGGTCGCTTTTTCGTGTGCTATGTCTAGCATCACCAATCCACCCATCAGATTTACGCAAACGCTCTGGAAAGCAATCATCAATTTGCTCCCGTAATTGAACAGCTGCTTTTGATAGGTAAGGCTTCATTAGCCTTTAGGCTTGCCTAATTTAAGTCCTTTAGGAATTGGTTTGCTGTATTCCCATTTAGCAATATAAGCAATACCATCTCCGTCATCAGTTAAATAAATTCCCAAATCAGGAAAATAATCAGTTGCTAAGATTTCAGGATATGCTTCAATTATTTGTTCCCAAAGTTCCATATTATGCTCCTAAGTATTGTGCGGAAAATTGTGAATTAGTAGTACTTTGAAAATCCAAACCAACACCTGAATTTTGAAAAGCCTCTACTTCAATGTAATCACCTACGGCTAAATTATAAACTAAAGTGCCGCATAAGGTTGTATCCCCAGCAGAATAACCATTCATTCTGCCAAAAATTGTTATAAATACATTATTTATGTAAAACGCATAATATCTTTGCCCAGTTGAATTTGCTGCAAATGCACCAGTCGCAGAAATACTATAATATCCTGCTTTTCCAGCAGGTATAGTTATGCGACTTGTATTGCTCGAAGTACTGTGAAATGCATCAGTATCATAAGTTTCGGTATCCCAAAGTATTTTTACACCAGTGTTATTGGCACAGGATTGTACGGCGGATTTTGTTAATCTAACGCCAACAAATCCAGCAGCGGAAGGTGTTGCCCAGCTTGGTATTCCTGCAGCCACAGTTAAAACTTGTCCAGTTGTTCCAATGCCTAATCTTGCAGGTGTGCTTGCACTACTTGCATAAATTGTGTCGCCTGTTGTGGTTAATAAAGCATTTTGAATTGCATTTGCATCATCTGAAGTTGCCCAAGTTGGCACGCCTCCCGCAACTGTTAAAACTTGTCCAGTTGATCCAATTCCAAGTCTTGTGTTTGTGTTGGCTGTTGATGAACGATATTCAATATCGCCAAGAGTTGTTGATGGGTTTAAGTTCTTGGTTGTCGTATCGACGGATGAACCCAGCGTGCGAATTGCAGCTGCGCCATCTTTAACCAATGCGGTATCGTCAGGCGTTGTCCAGCCATAGTTTGTAGTAGTTGCCATTTTTCTCCTATTATCAGGCTACGATTGTAGCGTATTCCCATGTTAAAGTTGGGCTTAAAGTGTTCCAAGCCTCACCGATTGGCACAGAATTCCATCGCATAGCCACTTGGCTAAAACTGACCGGCGAAAGATTGATCGTCAGAAATAATTCATTGAAGCGAGTGCTCCAACGCCATCCTTCAACATAACCAGAGAACTCGCCATTACTGATTTGTGCTGGCAGATCTCTAATGTTCAAAGGTAAGCCCATGAATATGTTCAAAAGGTTATCTCGATCAGAATTGTCAATCTCTGGATTTGTAATTGGGAAAGTTATGCTATCAAATACAGGCTGTGGAAAGGCTCGAAGGCTAATATATCGATCTGCAACCTCTTGGGCATCTACGCCTGAATGAATTCTTGAGTTAATCGTTTCGGCTTTGTATCCATAAAGGGTAATTGATGAAGCCGATGTTGCAGTTTTTTGAGATCCATAATTTGTACCGTAGTTGATATATATATCATTTCTAATATCTGCCGACTTTAAGGTTGTGCGTAATCCTGAACCAAGTGCATGATTGGCAGATAAATCCACATAACCATTGGCGAGCAAATAAGTCTGTCTGTGGTCGGCATCAGCATAACCAATATTGCCTTCATTGTCCTCATAAATATATCCAAATGCGCTATTGGCAATATCTGAAACAATGTTGTAAATCGTATCTGTTGTGCTTGGTTGATGTTGCATTGTGTAAAGCCCTGGGCGATCAATTTCGCCAAGCCCTATGTTAACAGCGTTTGCCCAAGTTTCTGTTGGATCATAAGTTGCCCAAGTAGAAGCTGCTGGCACATCATTCCAAGCCCCAAGCAATACGCTTGAAAGAATTTGATAAACTTGTTCACCATCCTCATTTTGAGGAATGTTATCATTCCAAATTTCTTTTGCTAATTTGACAATTGATCCCATTGCAAGAATTGTATATTCGATAACAGTTGCAATTGATCCAGTTGCGCCAACAGAAACAATCACATCGACAATATCTCCACCAAATATATTCACATAAGTTCCTGCACTGTTTTTAACTTGCAGGCTCAAACTATCATTTATGTCAAATGGTAATGTTTGACCAGCCAAAGCCACAATTGTGCATTGCAAGTAAGATGGATTTGGTTGGGTGTAAATATCAGTTCGACCCGATTGATGCGTTATGTCGCTGATTGTTAAATTTGTATATTGAGTTCCTGCAACAGTTAGTTTCCAGTCAGGTGTCCAGACTGTCATTAGTTGCCTTTGATGCCGTTATTGTAAAGCTGTGGAACTGATCGAGATGCACTGTCATTTAATACTTTTGCAACTGCTCTTGCAGCACCTTCGCTATCGATTGCAGATACAGCAATGTTATATGTATTACCACCAGCCTGACCAAATGGAGTGCCAGTTGCTGATTGTGGGAATTGAGTTGGAACATTTGGCAAATTACCACTTGGAGCAATTTGGGTTAATCCATAAGTAGCAGCACCAGCAGCTAAAGCAGCAGCAGCAGTTCCAACAGATGCGCCACCAGTTGCAAAAGCGGTAGCAATTCCAGCAGCAGCAGCGGCATTTCTCAAAGTATTCATAGCTGCAACTATTGTGCCAATGGCTGCAACAAATGCTGCAATCTTATTCACGACAAAAACAGTTGCAAGAATTCCAGCCAGAATTAACAATTCCTCTTTGATACTTACTAAGAAACCAATTGTTGTTCTTAGTTGTTCCCCAAATTTATAAGCACCAGCGGTTGCTTCAGTAATTCCTGCATTAACGCCTTTATCTCCAGTTAATCCTGCTGCTAATGCCTGAACATTTGGCACAACTACTGCCAACAAATAATCAGCAAATTGCTTAACGATTGGAAGTAAAGCCATACCAATTTTCTCTTTTGTTTGATCTAAAGCAATGGTTAATTGCTGAAACTTAAATTCTGCGTTAGTGGCTTCATTATCAATAAATCCTTTGTAAGTTCCTTTTAATCTTTGCATGATTTCCTCATGCGACATAGATTTTAAGGTGGCAGCATCAATGCCAAGACCTAGTTTGCCGAGAGCTGCATTTTGCCCATCAAAACTTTTACCAAGAGCATTTGCGACTGTTTCTAATGGCTTGCCAGTAGCTGTAGATATTTCTTGGGCAAGAGATAATAATTCTTGAGCCTTTGCAACATCATTAGTTGATCGAATTAATCTTGAAAGAGCAGGTCTTAAAACATCATCGGTTGTGGCAGTAGCAATGGATTGTCTGTCAATGTATTTATCAATGCCGGCAATTTGCTCTTCGGTTGCTTTAGTGTTTTGACGAATAGTTTGTTCAAGGGTTTTGCGAGCCTTCTCATCCTCGGCTGCTGCTTTTACGGCAGATATAGCAAATGCGCCAACAGCTGCTCCAACTGCTGCAAAAGCCAATGCTGCTTTTTTGCCAAAGTCAGCAATCTTGTCCGCA